TTATTTAGTCCGTGGCTCAAGCATACTATCGACCAGATGTAGACAGTCCAAATGCACCTATGGGTGGTAAGGTCTGTGGAAAGCGAAATCCAGATGTAGTTATCGAAGCGAGAAGGCAGAGATTGTACAATCGCCAGCTTGAAGGTTTAACAACTAGACAATTAGTTCACGATCATGCAAGTAAGGAGAACATTGGGGTCGAGACAGCATGGAGAGATTGGAGACAGGTGAAAGAATGGAACGATGAAGATTGGGAAAAAGACAGGGAAAAGATGATCTCAAGACTTCAGGGGATGAGAATGAGGCTTTTTAACAAAGCAATGAAGAGAGGTCAGCTTCAGACTGCTGCTCAGATATTGGATTCGTTAGGAAAAGTTCTTGGAGAGAGTGAAGAGACAATTAATCTAAACACTCCAACATTATCTATTAGCGTAGAAGGAAAGAAAAAATAGTCTTAATTTGCTGATTTATCAGTAGGTTCAGTGCTATTAACAAATATTTTAAAAATTTTGCAACACTGCCCCGTGCGTGTGGTGGCGGGTGCGTGCGGTGGTTTGTGCGTGCGGTGGCTAGTGGAATACATAAGCAATAAAAAACCCGCTTAATTTGCGGGCGTGGTATATTGTGCAACTGCTTAGATTTTTATTTTATTTGGGCTGTTGGCTGTTGCGGTAAATGTTCGGGTGCGTAGTAGCTCGCACCAATAAAAGTAATTATAAAAAATACCATAGCGAAAAATTGCTTATTAAAATTAATCGTTACGGTTAAAAGTCTGGGGCGGTTTTGTTGCATGGTGGTTGTGGTGTTATGGGGTGGGTATGACGTAAGAGAATAAAAACAATTAAAAGTCATCATCTTCTATATGGTCTCCGTTTGGATTCCGTTCTAGTTTTTTGACTTTTTTATTATTAACGTATAAGTAACCGTTTTTTGTATAGCCAAAAACACGGCGTGACCATTCGTTAATACTTTCTTGTTGGTTGTTTTTCATAATGATTTTTTATAAAGAAAATAAGTTTGATATAAATGTGTAGCGGCTGTGTGATTGCCGCTATTTGTTAAATCAATAATAATTTTGTTGATTTTAGATTTAAATTTTTGAGTTGGTGTTTTCATTGGTTTAGTTCCTGATGTAGTTTTTGTTAATCGTCACTCGGAAACATAATCATAGTGTTGTTATAATCTGCCTTTGTCCATTGGTTTAAATCCATTTGATTTTCTTTCAATCCATAACCTACACATTTGATCATAATTTTTCTGCCCGTGCTTAGTGTGTACCACCCATACAAAATACCACCGTTTTCTTCGTCGATAGCTTGTTTGCATAATTGCTGATTATCTCGGCCACCGTTAAAAATTCCTTTAAAAAAATGTTGCTCCAGATAATTAAAAACTTCTGCAACTATCGCGGGGTTTCTATCCATATAAAAACTTAGCGGTGCAGATAATAAAACTTTTCCGAAGTTTTCTTCGGGTAGATTTACTTGATTTGGTTGTGTTGTTGTGGTCATTGGTTTAGTTCCTTTTTAAATTAGGGTTGTTTAAAAATAGGCATATTGCCTACCTTATTATATCGTATTTTTGTTTGTAAGCTAATACATTATAAGCAATAAAACACTAAAAATTTGCTTGAGATTCGTGAGAATTGACAATGAAAAACCTAGTGTTTGCAGTGGTTCTCAAGTCTAGAATTAATAATCATACATTTTTAAATGTGTAACAGTACAAATACACCTTAACAAGTTTAAAATTATAGGATTCTTAATTGTTTTATTTAAGACTCAATCATTCAGATTTGCATTAAAAAAGCTCAGGTTTTTTAGTTCCTGAGCTAGTTTTATTAGTTGTTAGCTTAGGTATTTATAAAGCTAAACAAAGTTCTTTAGATCTATCAATAATATTTGCGTTTTTTCCGTAATAATTTTGCTCCATTCTTATTCTTGCCTTTTCCGATTCGTCATTAATATTACTAGCTCCCATTTGGTGAGAATAGTAATAATTAATTCCATTATGTAAGCTATATGCTGTCCTTCCGTTCAGTTCAAATTCTCGCTCCAGATTCTCCTTAATTTGTTTAACCTCAACTAAATCTAAATATGTCTTATCCCTTTGAGTTTTTAAAACTCTATCGGTGCATACTTTTTTATTTTTCCACTTTTCAAAAAATAAATTTTCTAACACTTGCTTAACTTGCTCTTCTTTTATTTCCTTACGTACCATTAACTTATAATCTTCTATTGATTTGGTAAATTCTCCCTTTTTAAAATCAATTATTCTGTTGATGTTTTTAACATTTTCATTAATAGATTTTGTATGTTTAAAAACTAAGGGATTAGATTGTTTTAACTTATTCATTTGATTAAAACAAAACATTCTAAAATGAATAAATGATATATGACAACTAACACTTGAATCATGACTTGATACTATTGCAAGTCTTAATTTATGCGGATCATCTTTTTGTACTTCTTGTATTGAATTATCAATAGCAAGATTAAAAACAAATCTTTTGTTGTCCACGTTCATAATACTTTCTATAGTTGTATTCCCTCTTATCTCCTGAATTAATTTTTTAATACTATTTAATTGCAAAGTTGTATATTGCATTTTAGGTATGTTTAAAAGTTGGTCTTTTTTATCGTGGCATATTGCCTGATAATCATTAATTTTAATTAATTCACCTTTTGCATTTTTAAAAAATAAATCTCTTTTAACTGCTTCAAAATCTAGCTCGTTTTCTCTCCATATTATGTCTAAATCTTTTTTAAAAGAATCATCTATAAAATTAGATCCTTTAAAAATAGTTTCATTAGAACTATTTTGATAACCTAGTTTTTCAGCATTTAATTGATTCTCTAAATTTTTTGAGAATTGTTCATTAGAAATACTTAATGTATTTTCTAGTTGATTTTTGAAAATTTCAATTTGGTTTTCCATTTTGTTTTTAAATTTGGGTTGTTTAAAAAAGACACATAGTGTCTACTGTATTCTAATTTAATATTCATTTAATAGCAATAGAATAATACTTAAGTAATAATTAATTTGATAATTATATAAGTATTTTTACTCATAGTATCCAGTACGTTTTGCCCCTGTGGAAAACTCGCACTGTCCTGTGGAAAACTTTTTTCAAAATTTTTGGACAAAATTTTTCATACCATATACTACATTTTAATTTTTATAGTCATATAGCGGATAGTCAGCAAAAATAAATTAGGCAAAATTATATACTATGAATGGCGATTTTTGGCTTTTTTCATCTTACTGTACAAGCTGCTATGAATGGCGATTTTTAAAAATTCTGAGAATTATCAGTGATAATTAATAAATGAGAATTTACTATTTACAAGATACTACAATAATACTATAATAAAATTGTTCACTAAACCACCTAAATTTATGGGCTTAGATATGTACTTAAAAGGTACAAAAACATTCGGGATTTATCCCAGAGGACAGTACAAACCTCCCTTCGAGAGAACTTTTGAATTTCAAAGTTTTCTCAATAACCATGATATGGAAAACACTCCAATAGATTACGAAACTTCTTGGTCGTGCTATTCTGTGCAATTACCTCTAATGTACTGGAGAAAATCGAACCAGATACACCAGTGGTTCGTTCAAAACGTACAGGGTGGTAAGGATAACTGTGCTGAGTATTCTGTCTCTTTAGAACAACTAAAACTTCTTAGTAAAACTATCGAACCAGCTTTAGTTTCAACCGCAGCAGCCAGTGAGTTACTTCCTACTACTGAAGGATTCTTTTTTGGTTCTCAAGAATATGATGAATATTACTTTGAGGATTTAAAAAATACTAAGAAACAAATCGACAAAATCATAGCGTACCAGACAGCAGCCGAAAACGCTCAAAAGTGTAGGTGGCTTAATTTAAAAACTCATAACGGCACAATGTCCACTGAGGAATTTAATGCAAAGTTCCCAACATTGACTAAGGATATTCCTTTTGATGATTTTTATTATCAATCCAGTTGGTAATGAATAAACATCAAATAAATACCGCACTGGACAACATGGATAGATTCGGGGGAAGTTTTGTGGCTTCCCTCGCTTTTTGCTATTCTCAGGCCGATCCAGATAATCAAACCATACTATATAACGCGTTTGAAACCACCTTTATTAAATACGCTAATTTCAATGAAAATTAAACCATACTATATTCTACTTAAGTGGAATATGAAGCACCCTGAAAACAGAAATCGTACCAGCTTGTACGAAATATGGAAAGAGTACTGGGATGATTACAATTTTGATAGTGTCCTGTATGAAGTAATCGAATTTCACGATTCTCTTAGTGAAGCTAGAGAACATAAAAGGAGGTTATTGAATGGATAAAAAACAATCCATAGGATTCATTCAGAATGTATTAATAGCGAATGAAAACTTAAAGCCTGAAGAACAACTACAAAGAAAAGATATTGTTGACATTCTTGTAGTAGATCACAAGATTCCTGAAAGTACTGCTTACAGGTATTTTTCTGATGCACTTAGGGAATACGAATGGGAACAAGAGAAGTCAGGCGATCCAACAAGAATAGATAAGAACAAAAAAGTTCTTGATCAAGTGTGGGATATAGCACAACACGCTATAGAAGTAGAGCTTGATGATGAAAAATATTTAAACACTATAGAAATATGGTCAAAATTATCCACTCGATTTAAAAAACTATGAACTTAAAAAATCATTTAAAGAAAAAAGGTTTTAAATATTCTGATATTCCCGAACCAATAGCTAGGGAAATTGAAGCATATATATGCCTTATTGAAGAAGAAAAAAATCAGCAATATGCTGAACTGTATGAAGCTGTAGAAAAAGGAGAAGTAACTTACTTATGACTGACTCATTTATGCAAAACCATCAATCCGCACTGGACAGTCAGCGTGAAGATGATGCGATCCAATATCTAGAGGATTGTGGGGTTTATCCAAATGTGTTTGAACCTTCAATTCTTGTTGAAGATGACGATTTATACAACGGCTAACTCTTTTAGGTTTTTGTGGTAACGATCCACTCTCTCTAAAAATAAACTTTTTGCTCCTGCTAGTTCGAGAGAACTCAG